AAAGCAACTATATAATAAAAATATAGTTGTAACGGACAACGATACATGTCCGTAAAAAACAACATATTTATGTTGTTGTAAATTGTTTTGGTCATAACGATTTTAACGATTTACAGTATCTGATCAGATAGTGAAACGAACATTGCGCATCATACGGTATTTGAAACCGAAATATTGGTTTTTGGAAAATCCTGGAGCAGGTGGTTTGTTGGAAAAACGCCCTTTCATGATACCGTACGAACAATATAAGAATCCGTGCACCTATTGTCATTACGGAACATCTTTTAAGAAACCCACAAACATTTGGACGAATATGAAGGGGGTGAAATTGAGATATTGTTCGAAAACAGATCCTTGTAAACACAAACGAACCCATAGCACGCACGCCCAGACCGCTCAGAACGCCAAATGGTCACAATATAGTAAAGAAAAAGCAGTTCCTGGTTCAAAAAAAGCAGAAAATGTGTATCCTATTCCACAGAAATTAATAAACTATTTCTTTTTTAATTGGAAAGATTAACAATTGGGCAAATAGGTATTTTTACACAACTCGTCCGTCCCTTAATACTTGTCAAAACTCTTGAATAGTTCCACTAAAAGTGTAATTATTTCTGTTTCTTCTACCATTTTTAATATACCAATAAAAAATCGATTAATAAATATACACACACATATATATCATATATAAATCAATAAAAATGATGGAAGCCATGTCGTTCCATAACCCTCCTCCTGAACATGTGTGTAAAAACATTTTACACAACGATGTGTTGGAAAAGTATCCCAATTTTGAAAGCGAACTCCTAAAAAAGATCGTGGACGAAGAATTTAAAAAATACGGCGGATGTAAAATGCTCGGAAGTTTGACCAATTGGAACATCTTTTCACGAAAAGAGTTAACAAACAATATATGTATCATTGTGGAGTCTTACAAGAAAGAAAATCATGAAACATTTACATTGGCGATCTAAAAATTTAGAAATGAATTGTAAACTAACGAAATCAAGGAAGTTGTAAAATATCATATATTGTTAACAAGCGACGTGTATTCCATAGTACCGAACCCTTTTATTTCGCATTTGTGGTATGTCACATCATATACATTTTTTTCCTCTAGGAGTATGTCATTAGACACACATACAGTACCTTCATTACACAAAGATTCTAGACGTTGTGCGAGGTTAATTGCGCTTCCGAACACTCGCAAATTTCTACCATCAAACATACCCGCCACGATATTACCCTGTGATATCCCTACCCTCAAATACATTTTCTCATCGTTTGCGATGTTTTTCAACAGATCGTCAATTTCTTTTTGGATTTGCATGGATATATCAATCGCTATCTTTGAAGAGATTCCACATTTATGTTTAATCATAAACGGCGCGTTGATAATCAGGAATATCGAGTCTCCAAGAAGCTCATGAATGTATATATAGGGGTAATATTCTAGCACATGGAATTTTACAATGTTATAAACATTATAGTACATTCTCGCTGTGTGCATGGGATCGTTTTGGTTTGTGAAATATGTTGAATTCGAAATATCCATCATAACACAAACTACATTGTCGTATGTATCTGCTCTGAAAGGATCGTCATGACTTTTTACACTTCGATTAAAAATAATTGGTATGGATGTTAAATTATCCTTTTGTTTTTCAATGCAAACCACGCTACTTAAGTCATCAGACAACGACACTTTGATCGAACACAACAATGGTGTTTTATCTATGTCGTATACAACAAATGTGGAAGCGTTTGTCATACTCCGACCAATGTATAGAGCATACTTTTTTCTTTCTTCGGTGGATGCTTTTCTGAGTGTATCAAAATATTGTTCATGTAGTTCAGCAATAAAAGACGACATTATTGTTGTTATACATTTGTTACACAGTATTTTGTTGTCACATTTCAATAGATTGCATGTGTTTTCATCATAACTCTGTATTATGAAGTTGGTATCACAAATAATAGTTGATGATGTCATGTTCAGTTTGCATTGATATTAATATACTAGTATATGAAGTTTTATCAAATTTTATTCATTTTCTGGAAACAAATATGAAAACTATGGTTCATATTTGTTAAAAAATGCCCTCTGCAGGGATCGAACCTGCGATCTTTCGCTTACAAGGCGAACGCTTTGCCACTAAGCTAAAAAGGCACATTTGGTAGACATAATAGTCTGTAATATGTTTTTTTTTCTCTTCAACCGGAATCGAACCAGTGACCTAAGGATAACCATAAAAATACTACAGTCCTCCGCTCTACCATCTGAGCTATGAAGAGATAAAAACTTCTTGACCATTTTTCTACTACAAAAAACACGCAGGACAACACTCAATCCCGGGGGGGGTCATCAAACATATGTTCTCACCATATTTTTATGTAAATATTTGTTTAAATAATTTTTTATTAAAAATTGATACACAATTGTCATAAAAATTAATAATACTACTGTTTTTCGAAGTTGACATAATGTTTATTCTGGGTAATTTTATGGAACATCATGAAACCATAAATGTAGAATACAAAGAGTTTTGTTTCAAAACAAATCTTTTCGAAATATATTCAAAAAAAGAGTTAAAGGAGTTCATTACTAGTAGTGTATTATTAAGGAATTTTAACGAATTGGTTTTGGAAAATATCAAGAAATATATTTATGTTTATGTTCCGCGGTATGTAAGTTCGTTTCATAACTCCAACTATGATAACACTTACAAACTGTATATTGGTATTAACGACCATAGTGAGATCACAGGTGTACCGTTCAATGGTAATCTGTTAATGTTTAATGCATACTTTCAACATTACATCGATACATTGATAAAAGAAAAAGTGAGTGATACATGTTGTATGTCAATTAAATATGAAACATTCAAAAACGAGATCGATCCCGATATTTTAAGTGACGATTATCTGAATTCGACACTAAGTAAGTATAATGAGATTGAAAGAAAATACAATACAGAATATAATCAATACGGTATTGATAAGAAGATGTGGATAAACAAGATGTACTTTTTCAAAGGTAAATTGCAAGATGTTATTAACAATAATAAAACTAAATTGGAGTTTATCAAGTTTCTAGAAAAAAAGAACTTGTTGAAGTCGTTCCCGGAAGTATACAACAACTTCCACAAAATACAATCGGACAATGTTAAGTTTGTCAAAAATAACCCGACAAAGTTAGTGTATTGGTTGATTCAATTCAAGGATCAAAAAGTAAAAGATTTGATAAAACAAAAACCCGTAGAACCAATCATTCCAAAAATATTGAACATCGAATATTGTCTTCTTACTCAAATGAGCACCTTACGCAAACGATTGGCTGATAACAAGGTGAATTATTTCACTATATTAATGACATTCAAGTGTGATAAACAATGCAAAAAGAATATATCGTACATTGATCCACGAACAAAACAATCAAGAACTCTTACAAGATACATGTGTAGTTATAAAAATTCTCCTCAATGTATGGATCAATGATTATTATTCGGGATTCATTGTTTTCCGGTTACGTATTTGGGAACATACAGTCCTATTAAACACCCGATAAAAATATTTTCGGGTATAGGATTCTTAAAACAAATTCATACATTATTTTCAATGATTTCCTTTAAATTGTTAGGTAGTTGTGTAACAGATACATTATTTCTTCGTTTACTTTCATTACTAAGTTCTGCTTCTTTATTTTCATACAAGTCGTTTGAAATGACGGTTTGGCTATTGCGCCACTTTTTGAATCGTCTCAGCGTTTTGAAGTAGGTCTCTCTGTCTTTAAGATCCTTGTCTCTACCGTGTATGTTGATTTTATCAAAAACATTTGCGATTTCCGGTTTGTTTTTTGAACAAGGGAATCGTTTATTGAATTCCACAATAATGTGCTCGGGTATGTTCGGGGCTTCGTTTACCAATCTATCAAATTCGTGTCTGTTGATATTTAAGATTTCGGACGGTGGTTTTCGTTGTTCTCTTGGTAAACTCAATTCTAAACATATGTTCCTGACCAATATATTAAATTGTCTGTAGAATAACATGTGTTTTTCTTTTAACTCCGCGGTTTTCAAAAATTTTGTTGAGGAGGATAACACGGCTGTTATTATACTCATTGTGCCAATTATAAGGGGAAACATTGTAGAGTAAAAAAACCCGCTTGATTTATTACCCACCAAAGTAAAATTTGCGGAACCATTAACTGTTGAGATGATAATCAAAGGTAATGTGAGATAACTGTTCAATCGATTATAATCTACACTGGTTTTATGATGCATCCAAGAATAGAATCGTGCTTTTTCCGCCCATTCTTTCAACAAATTTTCATGTTCATCGCACCACTCCATCTATATGATTGGTATCCTTATATAAAGATATAAATAATATAATATTTATATACAAAATACGATTTTAAATGTCAACTTCTTTTATTGATAAATTTACAATCAATCTAAATGAATTAGCAAAAGAAAACAAAATCGATCCCATTCATGGTCGTGATAAGGAATTGAAAAAAGTAACATCTATTTTACTTAAACGAAATAAAAACAATCCGTTATTGCTTGGATTGCCGGGTGTTGGGAAAACAGCGATTGCCGAAGCGTTAGCTAAATCGATTGTTGACGAAACATGTCATCATGATTTGATTGACAAACAGATTTTGTTGTTGGACACGGTTGGTTTAATAGCCGGTTCGAAGGAGAGAGGATCTATGGAGGAAAGACTAACATCATTTCTTGACGAGATATACGACAGGGATGACATCATCCTGATGATAGACGAGATTCATGTTTTAGCGAGTGACAAAAACAGTCCTTCGAATTCGGAAAACGCTAGTTTGAACATTGCGAATATTCTAAAGCCGGGATTAGCTAGAGGTAGAATTCATTGTATTGGCGCAACTACATTGGATGAGTATAGTAAATATTTCGTTCGAGATAAAGCGTTTGAACGACGCTTTCAACCTGTTTATGTAAACGAACCTTCAAAAGAGGAAACATTTGAAATATTGAAAATTTTGCAACCTCGATATGAAGAGTATCATTCGTGTGTAATAACGGAAGACGCTTTGATGAGTTGTGTGAATTTATCGTATCGATTTTTATCGTATCGTAATTTTCCGGATAAGGCGATTGATTTGATAGACGAAGCGTGTTCGAAAATGAATATTGATTTGAAAAAGGAGCTTCGTAACGATAACATTATTCGTACTGAAGATGTTCAAAAAGTCGTTCAACAACAAATTGATGTGCCGTTGAAAATTGAGGACGACAAAAACATTATGAAATTGGATGTGTGTTTGAAAAACAAAATTATTGGTCAGGATAAAGCGATTGATACGATTATCAAAACATTAAAAAGACAAATATGTGGGTTTTATAATGCGAACAGACCGATTGCGTCTATGATGTTTTTGGGTCCAACCGGAACCGGTAAAACGGAAACTGTGAATTTGTTGGCGGATTACTACTTTGGATCCAGAGAGCATAACATCATTCGATTTGATATGAGTGAATATCAAGAACCATATATGGTCTCTTCGTTATTAGGTTCACCGCCCGGATATGTTGGGTTTGAAGAAGGTGGTCGTTTGACGAACGCGGTAAAACGCAATCCGTACTCTATAGTGTTGTTTGACGAAATAGAGAAAGCGCATTACAAAATTTACGATTCGTTGTTACAAATCCTCGAGGATGGTATCCTTACCGACAGTATCGGAAATAAGTACTCGTTTAAAAATACCATTATTATATTCACTTCAAATATTGGTTTCACTCATAAACAGAAACAATCACTCGGGTTTCAAACGAATACTGATACTAATATTGAATGTACTTATAATCTCGACGATATACATGACGAATTGAAATATACCTTTAGACCGGAGTTTTTGAATCGTATTGATTGTATTTTGCCGTTTGAATATCTATCTCCTGATTCGATTATCGAGATTGCTAACGAAATGATTAATGATTTCATCGAAGACATCTACAAAACACGCAAAGTCCAAGTGGTTATTAGAGATGAAACGAGACATAAAATATACGAGGAAGGAATGAACACCGATTACGGTGCTAGACCGTTGCGTAATGCGATTACAAAAAATATTATAGATCCTATTTGCGAAAAACTACTGAATGGTCCTTCATATAACGAATGGATAGTTCTTTGAAAGAAAAGTATTTATGTCTCTATACATTCGTTGTTTTTGAGAGCGGAGTAGATTCAAAGTGTAGATCCATGTTTTCAATTTCAGTTTATTCAATTTTCCATTTTCGTTGAAGAAACTCGACACATTTATTGAAGTGTTGTGCTGATTCAACGAAGATACACTTAGATTGTTATCATACATGTTGATTTTATAGTATAAGTTTGAATGCATCGATTTGTCCACTTCACATCTAAACACGGTTCTGTCCGCTCGATTGGTGTGTAATGTGATTGATTTTGAAGGATTTAGTAACTCTTTTAGTTCATAATACGCGTCCATTTTGTTGTTGTTTATATATACTTGAATTTTGTCCTGTTCTTTACGGAAACACCATTTGTCTACGGACTTGCTATATACATTTGGGAAGTATTTGCATGTTTCAAAATTATGTTTTTCGTCCAATATGATAATTTTGTCGAAATAAAACGCGGTATCGAATAGAATAAAGCCGGTGTTATATGGCACAACAACACCAGCATGGCTTATGTCTTTGTATCCTGTTCTAGCGAATTTTGGAGGGGGTTTTCCACCTACAATATATCCTTTAATTTTGTTGATTTTAAGTAACTCTTTCATATAATAGGCGAATGCCACACAGTTGCCTTCTCTTTTAGATAGCGCTAACCATTTGTCGGATTTATTTTTATCATCAGTATAATAAGGGAATCTACTAAAAACGATTTCTCTACATCCTTTTTTAGCTAATTGGTTTAACAATTTAATTAATTGGTTTGTTAGTTTTAGATTGGACATTTTTAGATTTGTTTTGCTATATTTATACTCTTCCATGTTTTATATATTCATTTTTTAAAATGTTTCATCATGATAATTAATGTTTGAAATGTCAAAAAAATCAGATGCTCAGCGTTCTAAAGAAAGTTACGATCGTAATAAAATCAAAGTTGCTCGACAGCGCATCCTCAACGCGATTGACAAAGGGAAATGTGTCTGGAAGAAAACCTTGTATGATCCCAAATACAATTGGACCAATCCGGAGAAAGCAATGATTATCAAATGTCTGAACAATCGTAGGAACCGATATCTTATCAATCCCCAAAAGATCACTTTTATCAAAGACAAACGATATAAAAATATTTATCCTTCCGATAACTACAAAGAGTATTACTATCGGCAAAAAGAACAACTAGATATTTTAGAATCCAAATTAAATAAATTAAAAAATATTTTAATCAAAATTAATGACGAAAATGTAAAATTGGTTTTGCAATCTGAAATAAATAATATTGAAAATCAAATTATTGACAATCCTATAAAGATTAATAAAAACGCACAAAACCAAAACAAAAGTAAAACCAAACAACCGTTTCGATCACCGTCTGTATCTCCGTCTTCACCGTCGTCTTTACCCACACTGTTATCTCCGTATGTGTCTCCTACTAATCGACAAACACAGCAACAAAGAGTAAACTCTCAAAGACCGGAACAAAGCACAAGCTATCAACGAAGAGTAAACTCTCCAGCAGCACCACAAGAACACATACCTATTCAAATCAGGCAAACACCGGAACAGAGACAGAACACGTCACCCACACCGTTATATGAAATAGAAA